ACCAGAATTTTTCATATCATCATTTGGAAGAATAAGACCTGCATGACTCAATCTTTCACCAAATTCCATTTGATGAACAACTACAGAATCTTTAAGAGGTAAAAACTCTTCTACTTGAATAGCATTCGTATTTTTAGCTGTTAACATAATATCCTTACTTAATAATTGCCAAAATTTCATCTTCTTGTAGAATGCGGTACTCTTGATCTTCTACTTTTACTACTTGACCCGCGCCTTGAACGAAAAGAACTTTGTCACCCTCATTAACTCCGGGTACTACAAAAGTGCCATTTTCTAAATAAGTTCCAGGACCTACAGCAATTACGATACCTTGATTAGGTTTATCTGCTGCCGCGCCTGCTAAGATAAGACCGCCTGCACTCTTTTTTATTGTTTCAACTTCTTTAACTACTATTCTGCCTTGTATTGGTTTAATCTTCATTTAGTACTTTTCCTTTCTTTTGCTTTAATTTGTTCTATTTCTATATCATCGTCAAGAGATTGTTCTAGTTCAATTTCATCTGGTGTTAGTTCAGGTGTAGGTTTATTAGCTTTTGGTTGGGGTTTTACTACGTTTGCTGACCTATTACCCACAGTTTTTTGATAATTATTACTTACTTTTTTTGTAGCAGGTACTATTACGTTACCTTGAGCATCAATCGTGTCTCCACGAGCATTTACACTCATGTTACCTACGGCTCTTACCTTTTCATTTTTTGCGGTTAGTGAAGCCATGTCTATCGTCTTTCCCATTGCAGTTCTATACTTTGTCATCATTAGTCTCCTATTTTAAAAACTCATTAATTGATATTTGATAGTATAAACTATTTATCCTATGTATCCCTATTAGATATAAAACAAAACTAGCAATACTACTACCTCTACCTACACCCCATACTATGTTATGTTTACGCATAGTGTCTACTAAATATTTTAAGTATTGAAGAAGAATAAACATGTCTCGTTCTTGAAACATAATCAGTTCTTCTCCTGCGCGTTGTAATTCTTCATCAGTTTTGCATTGCTCTAAAATCCATTTAGCAATATCAAAATTTTTATATTCTTCAGGCATGAACCATTCGGTTGATCTTATGTTGTCAAATTCTTCAATAGTTTGGTCACTGGTTTGATATTCAAGAAGTTCTGGTAGTTTTTGTAAATCTAGTTCTGAATCAAAGTTAATTACTTCTTTTACAAGTAATGATTTTAACTGCCGAGTAGGGTCAGTCATGTACAAATTACATATGTCTTTTTCGTTAAAGATGTGCTGACCGAAGTTATCAATAATCATTGATTGATGATATATTAATTGTAAGTTTATGTCAATGAAAAAGGTTAACTCTTACTACCTTTTTCAATGTTAATTTGAGCGTTAATGTTTTGCTTTTTGATCATTTCGTCCATTCTTTTATTATATTCAGTCCGATAACTTTCTATAACCATATGTATTTGACTGATCAATGCTCCATTACCCGATCTGTATGCAAAATTTAATTTACCGTACAAATCGGATAACGTATTCTGGAGCTCTTCTAAATTTTTATCTGTAAGTGATACTATAAATGGATGTTCCATAATTAGAATGGATTCAACGTTGTTCTTCTAAAAATATCTGGTCCGTCGTATACCGTATAATCAATATCAACATTAGAACTAACTGTAGTAATATTAGTATATTCAGGTCCTGCTACACCGTTGTATCTAGTCTTACTAATAGTTACATTACTACCTGACACTGAATTAATGTAATATACTGTATCTAGTTCTATGTTAGCAGTATTACCCGAAGCATTACCTGCGAAAATAATAGGATTATTTACTTCTAAGTTAGCTGTTGATCCACTTACAGTTATGATATTCGGAGAGGTGGTATTAGCTATATTTCTATTGAATGCATTTGCAGAGTAATTTGCTACAGCAACATACATATACTGTACGGCATTTAACAGCATTGCTGTTCCTGTAGCGTTAGCACCTATAGCAATATTTGATCCGCTTACGGTAGAAGATACAGTAAATCGTGTACTGTTTACTACGTTTCTAATATAATAAGTATTACCTACTACAACGTTTGCTTCTAAACTAGTTCCTGTAAAGGTTACTGATAATCCTGGATACAGAGTTGTTGTGCTTGACGTTGTAAAATAAGGATCAGTATTTGCACCAGTAACAACTAACTGACTTGTACCGGTATCAATACAAACAGTACCTACTTTGTCACCTTGTTGGCCGGTACTTGGAGGAGTTCTTTTTATAATTTGAGTAGACTGGTAGGGTCTATTCATAGGTTCTATAGTAATAGTATTACCGCAATCTAATGTTCTTAGTTTAAATTCTAACTGCTCAACATCGTACGGCGCTGTAATTGTAATTACGTTTGCTATGTTTGCATAGTTTTCTAAAATAGTTCCACCAAAATTATTATTTGATGCTACTACTTGACTAGGAAATGTTATAACTGCACTACTATTACTAATGCCTAAACGCAAAGTAATAGCACTTTCTGTGTTAGTGGGAGCCCAAGAACCAAACTGTAATGTTACATTTCCTGCTACATTACCATATTGTACATCTGCTTGTGCTACGTTAACTAAAACAGTGCCTGATAACGCATTACCTAAATTATAAGTAGTAGCTCTAAACGATCTAGTAGAAGCATTGCTAATAAGAGTATTAGCCATGTCGTTGTTAATTGTAGAACCATTCAACGCAGCTTTAAGAACTACTTTATTCTGAAGATCAGTTATTTCTGTTCCGGCAGTATTTAAATTCGTTTTGATAGATGCAAAGTTATCTCTAAAACCTTGAGTAGAATTATTCTCTCCCGGTATAGGATAGTTTACATTTATTCCATTGGTATTAATTGTGCTCATTCTTAATTCCTAATTTCATTTATACAGTATTTAGTACTGAGTTTCATCGGGTAAAATAGTTTTTCTAGGAAATAGTGTATAAAAATCATTACTATTCACTGGATTTGGTACTGGAGTCGCACTTGGTAATCCAATCCACGTAGCCGGACTTAAATTATTATCATAGTTATATGTCAAACTCTTATCTACAGTAAATCTATCTATCTTAAAGTTAATTTCGTTAAGTTGAAATTTATAATTTGTTACAGGATCTTGCCAATTATTTTCTATTTGATACTTGATATACTCACCGTAAGTTACAGTTTGACCATTTAATGTTGTTGTTCCTGGCTTACAATAAGCAATAACCCAAGCTGGTGTAAATCCTAATGTGCTACCATTCGCTTGTTGTGAAGTCATCCATCTTGGATACAGTCTAAAATTATATTCTTGCCCTAATTCTTCCCCCACTTGTTCTCTCATATTAGGTAAACTGTTAGGATATAAAACGGTTGCATATCCGGGAGTTAAACTAGTATAAAAACCGGGCTGACCTGATTCAGTTTCTAAAATGAACAAATCCTCAGAGGTAATATATTCATTATTTTGTGTTAGCCAAGACTGTCCCTCAACTGGTGCATTTATGTAACTAGTATAAATATCAGTAACACTTGTATACCATGGACCTAAGTTTAAATCTATAAGTCTAGGCCAAACTATTTCTTTACTGACACTAACACCTTCAGGGTTTATCAAGTTATCAATTACTGAACTATATACAACTTCATATATAACTTCGCCTGCATCATTCTTTGCTACTGCGGTATTTAATTCACCTAATGTAATATTTCTCCAATAATGATTTTTAGTAACCGCAGCTACATATGCGTCTAAATCATTAGCATATATTCCATAAGCATGAGCATATATAACACTAGTTGCTTTACCAAAATTTAAATCTGTTGGTCTATATAAATAACTGTCAGGTATTAGTGTAGTATCATTCAATAAAGTTCTTAGTAAATTTCTATCTTGTATACTTGGTGTACACTTAATGTATAGTGTGTCAGTTGGCTGTGTATATTGCTGCACCACTGATAAAGTAAAAGTTCGTGTAGAGTTAACAACCGTTGAATATAGAGGAGAAAACGCTTCTATCTCAAATGTAAAGTCAGTAATAGCGCCTGCTGGTAATAATGTATCTGTAGGTTGATATGCTACTGTACCAGTAATTTCTCCGTTAGACAACAAAACCAAATTAGGTGGAAGAGTTCCGCTTACTAATCTGTATTCTAAGTTTACATCTGATTCTGCCACTACACTTAAAACACTAACTGTACTATTTTCTATTTGCCCTAAATCAGAAGGAGTTATCCAGAATATATCACCTATCAAATTGTTAACTAGTCTATATGAAAAGTTATAAGAAGGAGTAGTGATAGCTGGGTTACCAGCTTTAGCTACCGCTACACTAAATGAAAATTCACTTATAGAATTATTAGCTATTACGGGATTGCCTGTGATCCAGCCAGTAGCACTATTTGCTGTTAGTCCTGATGGTAAGTCTGCAAATGTATAAGTTAATACATTGCTATCAAAGTCATGACCTATTACCTTAAACGAAAATATATTATCACTGGTAATACTACCTATATAAGCATCTTCTGTAGGAAGATAGGTATTACCTTGTTCGTTTGGTGGTAATACATAGTAACCATAGTAAGGGGTAGATTCATTTATATTAAATGTAGGGGGTCTAGTGTTGTATATAGTAGGCTCTCTGGAATTCGCAGGTTTAGGTCCACCTTCTGCTTCGGGAGCATTTTGATTCACTACGGTAATGTTATAGGATTCTATGTCACTGCCTAATAAGCTTTCTAGTTTTACAGTAAATGAATATGTGCGTGTAGTAGGTTGTCCTATTGATATGTTAGGTAGGCTAGCAGTCATGTATCCTACGTCATTACTTAATACAACGGTTGATCCTCCAACAATATTTGATATAGTAAAAGAAGATTCATCAAAAGTTTTAATGTAATAAGTTTGCGATGCTACTATACCGCCAAACGGTGTACCTGAAAATATTATAGGTCTTCCTATTCTAAACCCAGTAGTACTTAAACAAGTTATAATATTTGAATTTGTAGAAGTTATAGATGTATTTACCGCACCCAAGTTAACATTATTAATTGGTGGCTCAGCATAACCTCGTATCAGTCCGTTAGTGTTTATTTCTAAACCTGGCGGTAGTTGTCCTTGTATTATTCTGATAGCAACTAAATTGTTACTTAATGGATTACTATATTCAATAGGTAATTGTACCCATGTACTGTCTGGAGTATTTAATATACTACCAGTAGGGGTAGTAAATTCAGGAGATGCTACTCCTGAAATTATCATAGAAAATGTTCTGTCTCTTATGTTTCCTAAATTGTCTGTAACTCTAACCACAAATGTATAAGTCGTATCGCTAATAACTATTATAGGAGTTCCTGATATTAAACCAATATTGGATAAACTCAAACCCTCAGGTAATGATCCGCTTATCAATGTATAAGTTACGGTTGCAGCAGGTGCTACCGGCTGAGCCAGTAACTGCACAGATAATAATACTAGTGCTGGATATGATCCTATACTGCCTGCAGGTGTAGTCCAATTTGGTTGAGACATATTATCCTTTTAATGCTTTTAATGCTAACTCGTAGTGATGCTTTCTATCTTCTAACCCGTTTGTTCCACCATTGATTCTTTTTGTTAGTGTAACAAAATCGTCTTTATCACATAAATCATTTAATTTATTCTTATCCCAAAACCAAGCAGCACTAGCTACAGCACCTTCTGCGGTTTCTAGATAACTAACTGCTTCTGTTATTGGCTTTTTTATAGATTCAGCAAACTTAGTATAATTTTCTTTACCAGTTAACTGAATTAAACCGCGACCTCTGTAAGTCCAACCGTCTCCTGATTTTTCATCACCATTTCCCATTCTGCTTGCGTATACTTTGTTAGCGATTTGTTCTGGCTTTCTTTCATGTACTAATGCGTCTTTTTCTGTTGAATAATACTTTTTAAATACTGATTGTAATGCTTTAGCATTATAATTTAAGTTTTCTTTAGTAAAATTAAAACCACCTGACTCGTGTGCAACTTGCGCTAAAAATGCGGCTGTTCTTTTATGGTTATCTAAAATACCATATTTTTTACACACAGCATTGAGTGGGGCAACGTATGTTTCTAAAACTTCTTTTTTAGTTTTAGGAGCTATTTGTTGTAGTAAAGATAATGTAATCATTTATATTTCCTTTATGAATAAGTTGAACCAACAGTATACCACTGAGTAGCAGTAGGTGCAATGTATTGTAATGTTGCTCCTGCTGCGTGTGTATATGCTGCGTTAGTTGCTAATGTATTGATAGCAGCGCCTGAATCAGGGTATACGTTCATATTAGTTACAGAAGAGTTGGTAATTAAAACTACCATACCTGCGACCGCTGTTGGTAATTTTACACCTTGACTGCTATTACCTACTGTAGAAACTAAATTAAGTTCTTTAGTTAACGCAGTAGCGTTTGCTTGTACTGTACCTGCAGTTGACACTGCTGAGTTAACACTTCTAAATGTAAAGCTTGTAGGTATTAAGTTACTAGTTGAAATATTACCGGTAACTGTTAATACTGAAGTTGTTTTGTTGAAAGTTAAATTAGCACTACCATTTGCCGTGCTTGCATCATTGAAAACTATTTGAGTGTCGCTACCTGCTATAGGACCAGTAGCACCAGTTAATCCAGTAGCACCTGTGTCGCCGGTAGCCCCGGTTAATCCAGTAGCACCTGTTGCGCCGGTAGAACCTGCGTCTCCCTGAATACCAGTAGCACCTGTTGCGCCGGTAGAACCTATTCCCGTAGCGCCGGTTAATCCAGTAGCACCTGTGTCTCCCTGAATACCAGTAGCACCTGTTGCGCCGGTAGCACCTGCGTCTCCGGTTGAGCCAGTGGCACCTGTTGCGCCGGTAGCACCTGCGTCTCCCTGAATACCAGTAGCACCTGTTGCGCCGGTAGCACCTGTTGCTCCGGTTGAGCCAGTGTCACCTGTTGCGCCGGTAGCACCTGTTGCTCCGGTTGAGCCTGTTGCACCCCCCGGAGTTCCCTGAATACCGGTAGCACCTGTGTCACCCGTTGCTCCAGTTAAGCCAGTAGCACCAGTAGCACCTGTGTCGCCAGTAGCACCTGTGTCACCCGTTGCTCCAGTAGCACCAGTAGCACCTGTGTCGCCGGTAGCGCCTGTCGCCCCGATTAAGCCAGTAGCACCTGTGTCGCCGGTAGCGCCTGGGCCTCCTTGGGGACCTATTAATCCGGTTGCACCTGTCGCACCGATTGGTCCAGTTGACCCCATATCTCCTTGAACTCCAGTGGCACCTGTTGAACCTTGAATTCCAGTTGCGCCTGTAGCTCCCGAGTCAGGCGCTACCCAAGACAATACTCCTAATCCATTAGTAGAAAGCACGTATCCATTAGTACCTCCAGTAATAGTTACGTTACTAACAGGACCTAAATTTGATAATCCACTTACTGTAAGATTTGCTAGTGTTCCTACACTAGTAATATTAGGCTGTGCGCCTGTAGTTAATGTACCTGTGACATAATTTGCTGTTAGTAAGTTACCTGAATTTATGTTAGTGGCTGTGATATTTCCGGTAGTTGTTATATTACCGTTTGTTATTACTGTATTTGATGTATTGTTACCTACAACAAGTGAGGTAGTGATAGTAGTATTAGCGGGTAAGTCAATGTATAATGATTGTCCAGAAGATGTTATAGCCGCGTTTAACAGTGTTCCCGGGGATGATACCCCTAATGCTAATGAAGATGTTTGCACTTGTACTTGAGCGATATTAGCAGTAATTAACACGTTTCCGGAGGTATTATTAACTGTGATACCCGGTTGAGCCGTTCTATTAATTGATTGAACGCCCTGCATCATGCCGTTTTCAAAAAGCTCCGTAAAGTTTTCTTGTACTTTAGTGAATGCTGTTCTTATAGCATCTGCATTTGGATCATCAGGAAATGTTCCGAAGTCTATATTTTTTTGCGACACAAGTATATCCTCTATAATATATTACTGTATTTATCATTGTTACAAACAAAAAAATACCCGGCGAACCGGGTATTAAAGAAACGTTCAGTTGAGCATTATTATTATTATTATCTTATTCCGCTTAGTTTCTTCCAATCATCAAGCAAACTAGACTCTGCTACTTTAACTTTAGTATGCGGTAAAGTAGTTTGATCTTGTTTTTGTCCGTTCAATCCACCTGAAATAACTCTAGTCATAAACTCAATGTCTTGTTCAAACGTATTGTCTTTTATGTTTTCAGAACCTTGATATCCAGCGTCATTAGCCCACTCAGTTAATTCTTCTTCGCTTTCGTCAATTTCTTCTTCGTTGTCAGACATTGCACCAGCTAGTGCTTGATCTTCTTTAGCTTCTGCGTTTTCGTCAGCAGTAGTTTCAGCTTCACCGGAATCAGGAGCATTTGCTTCGGATACTTCAAACTCCATTTGATCTTCAGTTTCATCTTCGTCTGTTCTTTTTCCAAATTTTCCATAAGAATCATCTCTACGATCTTTCATAGATTGTTCTTTACCAGATTCTTTACCTGTACGCATTCCCAATGATTCATCTTCTTTGTCATCGTAGCCTTGTTCTTCACCAACTACCAATGCTTTACTGTCTGAATCATTGCATCCACAATCACCTGATCCACATACGTCACATGATGCATCTTGAGATTCTTCATCCTCGTAATCATTGCCTGCTACTTTCTGCATCAGTGCCATCATGCCATCATGATCTCCAGTATCTACATTTGAGTCAGGATATACACTTTGCGATCCTGCATCAGATTGTACCGGAGCACCATATGCGCTAGTTCGCGCAGTGTCTTCACCGCCGAACAATCCTAAGCCAGCTTGCTTAATCAGACTTAGTAACTGATCGGCTTCACTATCTTGTGCTGAAATAGTAACAGAGTCAGGTGATCCTTGTTGTCCTTTAGAAACGGAAACAGTCATACCTTCTTTTACTGGTTTTTTGTCAGTAGAACCAGACAAGTCTTTTTTCATGTCAGCTTTTGATTTACCATACTTTTCTTTAAACTTAGTATCAGTCATGTGTGTCATGTCAATATCAATGTCTTTAATTTTGCCTTCATTAACTTCTTTGCTCGTACTAGTTTCAATACTAATATCTTCTGCCCTATCTCGTAGATTTTCTCCCTTTATCCAATCCTGAGCTTCTTTTTTACTCGCGAATCCTTTCTCTATTTTATACGTGTCTCGGTTGTTAGGTAAATAACGAACTTGGAATTTAGGTGTTACTGCTTCATTCAATAAAGCATTTAGTTCACGATCCCATGACTCAAACGCCATCATATCGTCATCACTCACATCATCAAATCCACCAAACGCAAACTCACTACCGCCTCTTGGTGAAGGAGTATCCATCATAGAATCTTGTGATACCATACCAGGCATCATACCGATATCTTGTTGCATTCCCATGCCGCCTGATCCATAGCATTCGTCTAAACCAGATTTGTATCCATCAAGATAAGCTTGTGCTTCTTGTGAACCTTCTTCATACTTACAACTGAAAGTATCATTTGCCATAGCATGTGCTTTACCAAGTAATCTTGCTGACTCGGTTGGATTTGTGCCTTCTTTAACTGTTTTCTTTTTCGCAACAGCTTTTTGTAAACCAGCCGGTAACTTTTTCTGCGCGGCGGTTAACCCTGCACTGCTCTTTTTATCAGTAGAACCTGTTTTCTTGTCCGCCGCAGCTTTTTTCATTGGTTCTTTTTTGTCACCATCTTTATCTAAGTCTAAAAAGTCTGGCTTAGCTTTAGCTTCATTTGTCTTTTTCATTGTTGATACCTTTTGTTTGTCGGCTGCTGCCTTTTTCATTGATTCTTTCTTGTTGCCATCTTTGTCTAAGTCTAGAAAATCTGGCTTGGCTTTTTTAGCTTCTAAAGTCTTGCTGTTTCTTCCAGCGCCTAATCCTGCACCAAAGTCGCTGTCATTGGTTGGCATAGCTGCTTCATCAGTTTTATTCTTTTCAGGTTTAGGACAATCTGCACAAGCATACTTAGCATTCGCACCTTCCCCTTTCTTGAATAAGGGTTTGTTGTGTTGAGTACATAATGCAGGAGTTGTTTTTTTTGTCTTTATATCTTTCCACATTAAAGGAGAACCCTTTTCTTCGTTAGTTTTTTCTTTTTTGTCAGGTAAGCCTTTGTGTTTAGTTTTCGCAAACTTTTCTAACTCTTTAGCGGGCATTTTTGCCATTTCTTTTGATGCACCTTTTAGTGTGCTTTTTGGAGCATCACCGCGCTTAGCTGCTAATGCTGCACCAGCTGCTTGTTGCTGTGACTTACTTTTTGCTTTTTCGGTTAGCTTGGCTTCATTAAGATTATCTACATATTCAGTTTCTCTAACATCAACTATAACTGTTTTACCAGCATTTCTTCCAGTTAATTCTAATTCCACTTCAAGATAAGTTGGGTGTAATTCACTAATTTTACCTATTACAGTTTTACCGTTATAGTTAGCTTTTACTACATCACCAAGATGAAGACCGTGTAATTCTGTAGCATATTGATCACTGCCGTCATCATGATCGTAATCATCACCGTCATAATCATCATCAACTTCATTTAATTCATCACCAGCTAAACTCATTTCACCTTTACCAATGCTTTGCTTAATTTGATTAGCTAGATTAGGATTAGTAACTGTACCAAGAGTTTTATTACCTTGCTTGATTACTTGAGTGTTTTGTTGAGCTGGTTGAATAGTAACTTGTTCAGCTTCAGCAAGTAAAGCGTTAAACATACTTTTTAAAGATGGCTTCGTGTTTTCTTCTAAACTTGCAGCAGAAATGGGTTTATCAGCCACATAAGCATCAATACCAGCAGTTGATTTCAACTTCCATTTATCAGCAGCTTTTTTAACAGCTTCATAACTAGAGTTAGCCTTAACTTCATACTTGCCTTTTTTAGCATGAACACATACATACGGGCGTTCAGCACTTTCGTTTAGAACTCTTTTACCAGTAGTAGTAACTTTCTCTTCTTTAGTAGTGCCTTGAAGTTCAGTCATTTTGTTTAATAAATCTTTCATACTCATAATAGATTCCTTATCTTCCGGCGCCAATCTTGGGCTTAGCTGGTCTGTTGATAGTACTCATTGGACTTTTATCGCCCATTGATTTCATATACTCTTCTGGCTTAAATGGATCAAACGCTTGTTTAGTTTTTTCACCAGCATACGGGCTTTCAATTTTATGATCTTTCATAGACTTTTCAATTTCATCTAAGTAAGAATTACCATATGCTTTTGCTGCTGCTTTAGCAGACTTATCATCGGGATAATCGTTAGTTAATACTGGTGACTTTTCCATTTGATTTTCATACTGTTCTGCTTCATGATCAATGCTGTCATCAAACGCAGTAGAAACTAATCGCACTCTGTTTTCATCTATGTTTATTAATCTAGCCATTTGTCTAACCATTGGCTCAGTTGCAGGATATCTAAACTTTGCTTTAATGATATTTACAGACTGATTTGTAACACCAGGAAATCCATATGGTGATTTTTGAATAGGTGTAGAAGTTGGTCCAGTAATTTCTATTGGATCAAATTTATTCAAGTTGTACTTGAACAGGTCCATCTGTTTAGCATCTATATCGCCTACAATTTTAATAGTGTAGTCGTAACTGTGTACAGATTCTACCAAATAATGTTTGAAGCTTCGCATGGTTAATCCTTAAATATGTATAATATCTATTATTTATCTTTATCTTTTAAAATCTACTTGTCTTTTGTATAAAGTTTTAAAAGTTCGTTTCTGTCTAATGCTTTACCTTCACCGATAGGTGTGTTTTCTACTTCTTCGTGTTTGTTTTGTAGTTTTTGATCCAAAGCGGCTTTTTTTAATTGAAGATCAAGTTGTTTTAGCTTTTTATTAATTTTTGCAGTCTTTGCCGTAATCGCATGTCCCAACATACTACTAGCACTGTTAAATATTTCACTTGAAAATCTAGACTCTACTTGCATACCCAAATCCATTAAGTCTTTGTAACTACTAGCTGCTAATTCTGCAAGTTCATCTAATTCGCTATCTGCCGCTTCCAATCCTCTTACTTGAGGTAATGCAGCTTCTATTTTTTCTAAGTTAGTTAAAGCAGTTTGAGTGATTTCTTGCGCGTGGTCAAAAATAGGTTCTGATAAATCAGTATCTGAAATATCAGAGTCTTCGGGTAATTCAAAAAGTTCGCTTAATTTTTTAGTCATGTAACTATTTATTAAAAAATAATTATCTTTTTCCTTTTTTGCTAGTAGTATTCATGAATATTGAGTCTTCGCTTACTACTCTAAATACAAAACCGTTTTGTTTACAATATGCCATAGCAGCAGTAAACTTAGCTTGATTGACTATAGCATGTACTTTATCATGTCTAGTTTTAGCTTCTTGTAATGAAGTTTGACTTTTTGGTTTTACTTCAATTATTTCTGCACTGGTTTTGTGATGTTTGTTTTCATACATTACGAAAAAATCAGGAATATACATTGAAGGTTTTCCCGTAAGAGGGTTTTTATAAGGAATTGCAATAGCTTCACTAGCCCATTTTAATATATGTTTGTTCTCATCTAAAAACATCATTACTCGTAATTCCCAACCAGAACGATATCTTGGTGTGTGTTTACCTATATATTTGTCAGGATTTTTTGGAGTGTATTGACCTTGCGCCCATTTAGCCATTTATTGGACTACATTTCTAGCAGCAAGTTGATTTGGTCTAGCAATAACTCCTACACCGTAAAGTGAAGTATTAGATTTAAAGCTATTCAAAAAGTAACAAATAACTTTATTCATTTCAAGTTTGTTAGGTAACCCCTTTAACTGATCTAATAATTCTAATACAGGTATATCTGCTTCTTGTGATATTCTAAAAAGATTTGAAGTAAAGTTTCCAGCAATCGTATCATTATCTGATATTGATTTAAAATAAGAAAA